CACATACTTATCAGCGACCCTCAACAAGTTCACATCTTTCCTATCCAAGATAGATCCTTTCCCAAAGCCTCTCAGCGGTTGCCTTGAGGTCATCAATCATTTGCTCATCACGATAAACCCAAACTGTCTCAGGCTCAAACCATGCAGGAGCAAACACACCATCTACTTCCATCCGCAACATCCACACAAACAGGCACTTCTCAGCCCCAGTCACATGAAGCTGCCACTGCATCTGCCTCCGATACTGCAGAGGAATACTTTTCCAGTCCTGCCCTGTGGTCTTTATCTCAGCAATCACACTGTGATCGAGAGACAACCCATCAGGGGTAGCCAAATGCCAAGGCGTTTCAGCGTTAGCCAGCAACCAATCATTAGGCAGAATCCCATGCTTCTCATGCACAAACTTTGCCAGCACAGGTTCCATGTCCCTACCAAAAGCCATGTAAGGGTTATCCTGCTCCACAAACTCCTCATGCCAATCCCTGACAGACTGTTCAAACCCTGCAGGGGTAGAAGCCTTAGCAACCTGTGTAGCAGTCACACCCTCTCTGCGAGCACGCAACCAGTCAGCCTCAAACAGTTGCTTAGAAGCAATGAACTGGTTAGGACCCAGCATTATGCATCCTGTCCCAGCGAGCTCTCGCAATCTCCAGGGCCTCATCAATGACAGCCTGAGCTTCACGCAACTTAGCTGCCCTCAGTTGCTCCCACGCGGTCTGCCAGATAGCACCGTTGTCAGAGTAAGCAGAAATCCACTCCTCAATCATGAGGTCAGCGAGCTTCTCAGCCTCACTACGCTGTTCCATATTCATCCACCTTCCTAGTAGTCTTGACTATATGACCCACCACAGACACACATACTCTCACCTGATGTCTGAAGTGGACCGGATCGGCAGGACACCCTGCATGGATTGTCCTGAGGTTTTCTTCCCAGAGGACTTCCCTGACAAACACACCAGGGAATACGCCATCAGGCTTGCACGCAAACTCTGTGACTCCTGCCCCATCAAAGATGCCTGCTTCACTTACGCCACAGAACAGGATGAGCGTTACGGTGTGTGGGCTGGGACACTCCCAGCAGAACGCTAACCATCCTCAGGCTCAGCATCCAAAGAGTGATGACTGTCCAAAACATTCAGAGCTCTACGCAATGTGGCTGCTTGCGTGAGCGTGAAACAAATAGTCCCAGGCTCCTCCATCTGAAACACATCATCCTTTAGGCGCACGATGACCTCACGCCCATCAACCTGCACATCCATCATGAAAGTCCCCTCACCTTCAACATTGCCAAACCAGACATGACCGCCATGCCTGCCATCACATAAGCATCAGTGTTACGCCCAATGAGCGCACACAGGACACCTACAGTTATGAACGCTAACCCTGTCCTCATAATGCCACCACCAAAAGTGTCACACCTGTCAGAAGTGCTGCACCTGCCAAACCAATCAGCAGAGCACAACGGTAAGTCACTCGCTTAGGTTCACGCAGATCCCTACGCGACACCAAAGGAACCTGCAAAGCCACATGCTCACTAGCAGGCTTAGGAGCAAACCTTTCGTTATCCCACACAGTCACAGCCTTCTGAAAGAACTCATCATCAGTGAGGATAGCCCTCATCAGCTCTGCAGGGAGTTTGTCAAAGTGTGCTCGATACCACGCCACAGTGTCAGCGAGCTCTTTGTTTTGTGAGGTCATTGCAAGGTGCATGGCCTCCTGGAACTGCACATCTATTTGCTTCATAGCACCCATTTTGTTTCCACCTTTCTCTGGGTTACTCAGAGTGTACCTGTATCCACAGAGAATCTGCAACACATTTTTTCATCGGCGTGTATAGTGGTGTGCATGATGATTCCAGGGAACTACGATTTAGCTGATCAGACCATAGAGCAACTCGCTGACCTCAGAGCATGGCAGCTCGCTCGCGTAGAAAAGGTCACAGCAGAGCTCAGAAGCCGTGTCAGGGACCAATACCGCGAGGGAGTGACCATCAAGGTGCTCTCCAAGAAAACAGGTGTTACAAGGCGAACCATCTACGCATGGCTCAGTGAATAGAAGAACCCCTCAGCCGGTGGAAAGCTGAGGGGTTCATTCAAGAGAGGCACATGGCCTACTCAAAGTGTATCACTGGCAAGAGTCACACTGAAGCAAATCCATAGGATCTACAGGGACCTCAAACCCATTCACGCGGTCTACATCCTGCATCAGGCATCACCCTTGTCATACTGAAGCACAGAGGTCAGCAAAGACATGAGCCCTGCCAAACCAGACACAGACAAAATCTGCACAACATCAAGCTGCAGGATGCCGATAACACCAGAAGCTGTAATCACAGCAAGCGCACTCTGCGCCACAGTCTTGACTGCACGCTCACCAGCGTAAGCCCAATACTTATTCCACTTCTCCATCAGGGTTCCTCCTTTTCTGCAGTGCATCATCAGCAACTGCTCCTCCAATATAAGACCCCAAAACCAAGGTGATGAGAGCCACCCCACCAGTGATCAGGTCTACAGCTCCCATCCTATCGCCCCACACAGCAAGAGCACCTAGGGCAATCATGACAGCACCAATCCCCCAGGAGGCTGCCACATACCTCCTGCGGATCCTCCAGTTAGGGTTAGACCTCACGCAGTCATCACCGCAATCAGAGGGCTAATGATGGCAGCAAGGAAACCAAACCCACCAATCGCCTGCCACATCCGCATCTCAAGCTTCCTAATCCTGAGCTCATGGTCCTCAATTTTGTCCTCAGAGTCAGGCAAAGAGTTAGCAATCTTCTCCAGCAGTCTGCCCTGCCGTTGCACCTCAGCATAAATATCGCGCATTGACACCTTCACGCCAGCTGTTTCCATGTTGTCCTCAGGCATCAGATAAGCCCCTGATTCAGTTGCCTCTGCAATGCTGAGATTGTAAGCCTGCCCCACACCCCATCAGGTTTCACACCCAGCTTCTCCTGCACAGCTCTACGAGTTTGAGAACCCAGCACGCCATCCTGTTTCACACCAGCCCACGCCTGCACAGCCCTATAAGTCATCACACCAGGTCTCCCATCAGGCACGCCCTTACAGAAGCCCTTATCTTTCAGCGCTGTCTGAAACGCCTTCCAAGTATTCCTGCCAAGTTTCCCATCCACCTTGAGCGCTGCAGGCACAACCGAAGGAGCACCCTGAAGGAAAGGCACAGGATCCACAGTGTCACCCCAGCGTGCAGACTTCCGCACCTCCCAATGCAAATGAGGGCCAGTGCTCGCACCAGTGTTACCGCTGTGAGCAATCACCTCACCATGCTCAAACCTCGAACCCACCAGCAAGTGAGAAGGCTTAGCCAAGTGATAGTACACAGTGAACACATCATCAGCGTGCTTCACAATCAGAGTGTAACCTCCAGAAGCCCCAGAGCCCTTCTTGACAACAACCCCATCAGCAGGAGCACGCAACTCAGTTCCCACAGGGAGCGCAACATCCACCCCATGATGAAACTTGCGCCTCCCAGTAATAGGATGCTTACGCCACCCATAAGGGCTTCGAGCATTGATGTTGTAACCCTCAGGCCAGGGCTGTGAGAGTTCCACGATCTACGCCCCAGGGGTTTCTACAGCGACCCAATCCCCAGCATCCTCATCCCACACATAATCCCCACCATCATCAGGGCGTGGAACCGGAGCACTATAAGTGTTCGTCACATCAGACCAAACCCAACTAGCGTGCGGTGGAACCGGCTTCACCCATTGTTGGGTAAGTTCATCCCACGAATACCAGCCTTGTGGCTCAGGGTGCGGAATCGGTGCCACCCATTGAAAGGTTGTTTCGTCAAGCACCCAACTATTGAACGGTTTAGGTGGGATGAAAGCATCAAGCGTTTCGTCATAACGGTAGTTGATTCCTGCGTAGTTCCCTCTGAATGGTGTGCCACCTTGAGAGTGTTCACCGGCTAGGGTGTTGTAGGAAGTTCTCAATACGCGCTGACCAGTAATGTTCGCGTAGTAATCTTCCCACGAGGTTACGCCTTCAACCAGGTTATCTTCGTTACGACCCACAATAACTTGAGTCACAATGTTTCTGTCGTTTAAGA